AAGAGGAAAAAATGAATATGTACCAACAGAAGTTCACTGGTCTGAAGTTCCGGGAAGAGACGAAGCATGGAAAGAGCAAACTATTGCAAACACATCAGAACAACAATTTAAAGTTGAGTTTGAATGTGAATTCTTAGGATCTGTTAATACTCTTATAAATCCAGCAAAATTAAAAAATTTAGTATATGAAAATCCGATTACTAAAAACGCTGGATTAGATATACATGAAGATCCTGTAAAAAATCATCAATATTTAATTACTGTTGACGTTGCCCGTGGTTTAGGAAATGATTACTCTGCATTTATAGTTGTCGATATTACTAACTTCCCATATAACATAGTTGCAAAATATAAAAATAATGAAATCAAACCTATGTTATTTCCAAATATAATTTATGAAGTAGCAAAAGGATATAATGATGCTTTTATTTTAGTTGAGGTAAATGATATTGGAGATCAGGTTGCAAGTATAATTCATTATGATTTAGAATATGATAATTTACTTATGGCATCAATGAGAGGCCGTGCAGGTCAGGTGGTAGGTACAGGTTTTTCCGGTAAAAAAACACAGTTAGGTGTAAGAACAACTGCTGCTGTAAAGAAATTAGGGTGCTCAAACCTAAAAACTTTACTTGAAGATGATAAAATACTTGTAAAGGATTATGAAATTATATCAGAATTAACTACTTTCTCTCAGAAACATAACTCATTTGAGGCAGAAGAGGGGTGTAATGATGATTTAGCCATGTGTTTGGTTATCTTCGCATGGTTAGTAGCACAGGATTACTTTAAAGAAATGACTGATAATGATATAAGAAAAAGATTGTATGAAGAACAAAGAAATCAAATCGAACAAGATATGGCACCATTTGGTTTTATTAATGATGGATTAGATGAGACATCTTTTGTAGATAGCACTGGAGATAGATGGCACACCGACGAATATGGTGATCGTTCTTACATGTGGGATTACTATTAATGAACAATCCACTCAAACATCTTAAACTAAAAAGATTACTAGCAAAATCATTTCCGGGTAAAAAAATTTTGATAATTGATAATAAAGATGGATCACAAACAATAAGTATTACATAATGGACTTTGACGATCAACTTGAATTAGAACATCTGTTGTTCACAGAAAGAAAATGTAGAGTTTGTGGAATAGTTAAAAGTTTAACGACAGATTTTTATGTGACTAGAAAAAATAGAACATTATTATCATCTTATTCGTATGAGTGTAAGGAATGTACAAAGATTAGAATTAAATCAAAGAAGATAAGTAATACTTGGCAATACCCAGATTGGTAGTTCACGCACTGTTTCCCCACTGAAAATACCCTTTTCAATAAATAATTTCAGATTAATTCTGGACATTACGGAGAAAAAAAGATGCCTCTCAATTTAGCATCTCCCGGACTCGTTGTTAGAGAAGTTGACCTTACCATTGGTAGAGTTGATACTGCAACCACTAAGGCTGCAGGTATCGTTGCTCCATTCCAAAAAGGGCCAGTCAACGAACCTACTACAATTGAGAACGAACAAGACTTAATTGATAACTTCGGTGAACCACTTGAAATAGACAGGCACTATGAATATTGGTTAACCGCTTCATCATATCTTGCATATGGTGGTATCTTAAGTGTTGTAAGGGCTGATGATGACAACATCAAAAACGCAACTGATGACGGATCACCCGAAATCAAAATACTAAGCACACAAGACTATAATAATAAAGGTTATGATCTAACACACCTATCAAATACCATTGTTGCTGCCAGAAACCCCGGAAACTGGGCAAACGGTATTAAAGTAGCAATAGTTGATAGCAAGGCAGATCAAAACTTGGTAGTTGGAGTGAACACACTTACCGTTGGTATGGGTGTCACTCAAGCAGTTCCTGCTGGAACAGTGCTCCCCGGTGTAGGATCAACCACATTACTTGATGGTTACTATAAAGGAATAATTACTGAAGTTGACACGACTACAATCGGTGTTAAGTTTGTATCGCATGTATCTACTGCTGGTATTGAAACTTCTAAGGACTATCAACCAAATGGTGTTTATCAGTTTAACACTGGTGTGATATCATATGAAGTTCCAACAAACGCTGGCGGTGGTAGTACAACACTGGTTAGTGGAAAATCAGACTGGTTTGATCAGCAAAAGATTACTTTAAGTAATTCTTCAATCAACTGGAATACACTCGCAGAGAGACCCGGAACATCATCATATGCCTCAAGTAGAAGTTCAAGATTTGATGAAGTTCATGTTGTAGTGATTGATGATACCGGTGCTGTAACAGGAAACGCTGGTACAGTTCTTGAGAAACACTTAGGACTTTCAAAAGCAAAAGACGCTGAGTTCTCTGCTGGATCTCCATCATACTGGAGAAAGTATATTTACACTAGTTCAAATCAAATCTTTGCTCTAGGTGGCCCAACACTTGCATCTTCTGGTATATCTACTGCTTCTTTTGCAGGTGATAACTTCACAAAAGCAACAGATGTTGCATGGGATCAGGATGCACAGGGAATTTCATTCGCTGGATCTGGTGCTCAAACATTCACTCTAACAGGTGGTAAGGACTATAACGGAGGATCAGGTATCGCAACAACAGGTGCGATGCAAGCTGAGATTGGCAAGATCACCGCTGGATATGATTTATTTGAAAACAAAGAGGAGTTTGATATAGACTTCTTACTCATGGGTTCTGGAAACTATTCAACACATGAGGCTCAAGCAATCGCAAACAAACTAATTGCTATCGCTGAGACTAGAAAAGATGTAGTCGCATTCATCTCACCAAACAGAGGATCATTCCTCACTGGATCTGCAGGAACCACAACATTGTTGGGTGCAGCAGATATCACAGATAATGTGGTTGGATTCTATGCTCCACTCACATCAACAACATACGCTGTATTCGATAGTGGATACAAGTATATGTTTGACAGATTCTCTGATACATTCAGATATGTACCACTTAATGGTGACATCGCTGGAACTTGTGCCAGAAATGACATCAATAACTTCCCTTGGTTCTCACCCGCTGGAACCGCGAGAGGAGGTATTCTAAATGCAGTAAAACTAGCGTATACTCCAAATCAAACTCAGAGAGATACACTTTACTCAAATAGAATCAACCCAGTAATATTCTCACCCGGAGCAGGTATTGTTCTATTCGGTGACAAAACTGGATTCGGAAAAGCATCTGCATTTGATCGTATCAACGTTCGCAGATTGTTTATATTCATTGAAGAGGCAATCTCGGCAGCTGCTAGAGATCAACTCTTTGAGTTCAACGACGAGATCACAAGAACTAACTTTGTGAACATAGTTGAACCATTCCTTCGTGATGTTCAGTCTAAACGAGGCATCTTTGACTTCAGAGTTGTTTGTGATGAAACAAATAACACTGCTGCCATCATAGATAGTAATGAATTTATCGCTGATATATTCATTAAACCTGCAAGATCAATTAACTTTATTGGTCTTACCTTCGTTGCTACAAGAACTGGCATCTCGTTCGATGAAGTTATTGGAACTGTTTAACTAGAGGTAATTAAAGAAAATGGCAACCCAATTTAACAGACCACCATTAAGAACGATCACCGACTTCAAGAGCAAGATGGCCGGTGGCGGTGCAAGACCGAATCTGTTTGAGGTGGAACTCGTATTCCCAGATCCAATCGCGATCGAGAATGACGTAAAAGAAAAATCAAGGTTCTTGGTTAAAGCTGCTCAATTACCTGCATCTAATATCACACCTATTGAAGTTAACTTCAGAGGTAGGATTCTTAAGATCGCTGGTGACAGAACCTTTGACACATGGACAGTCACAGTTATTAATGATGTTGATTTCTCGATTCGTTCCGCAATGGAAAAATGGATGGACTTCATTAATAGTATGGAAGATGCAACTGGAGCACAAGATCCAGCATTGTATCAACCAGATGCATATGTTCATCAATTAGATCGTGATGGATCTACACTTAGAACCTATAAGTTCCATGATGTATTCCCAACAA